GGTCTATACGTGTCCAAGCTGCAATTCTTCCGTCCTCAGCATAAACTTCAAGGACCTGACCATAAGCGATATTGTCAAACCACAAGTCACCGTAAATAGCAGACCAAATTGCAGCGCCGGGAACGCGGGGGTCTGGTTGGTTGATAACACGCTTTGGTTCAATTTCAACATTAGTCATTTTGTTGTATTGGTAAATAGGAATTGAAGCCAAAGTTGAGCACACAATTCCGTAAGCTCTAGCTATTGTTGGAATTGCTAAAGCTTGTTCACGTGTAGCTGTAGAAGCTGGGTAAAGAAAATTATTTGTAGATGCAACATTGTTAAATGGCGCAGGTGTAGACGCGGCGTCAACCGTTATTTGGTTGTTTTCCGCTGGCTTGCCAAAAATGTCAAAGAGTCCCATTGAATAAATGATAGCACAAAGGCGCTAACACTAACCTACTTGAATGTCAATCTCAGTCTCAGCGCGTGTTGCAAAATGGCTCACCATTGAAGCCGCAACAGCTCCACAGATAATTCCAGAAGCTTTACGTCCCATGACCCAACCGCCGTCACCGCGATTTAGACGCACCGCAGCTAGGACTTGTTTAGTTAGCTCCTCTTGCCCTGAGTGAACAAGTCTTTGAGCTGAAATAGCTGAAAGGTATTCGTCACAGCTTTGTTGATATTCCGGCGTGTTGATTTCATGGATAGGGATACCAGCTGGGACTAAACGAGAAGCTACAGAAGCGCTTGTCAAGGATGAGTAAGCCACTAAATTGGTTGGAAACTTCCTAACCCAAGGAGCTATCTCATTTGCTAAAAGCTTATCGTCTAGGTGCGTTGGGTTATACCAAGTCTGTAAGAGCGAAATCATAAATTTGTTCTTGTCAAGCCTTTGGCTGGCAACAAGCGCGGCGTGTTTTCTATCTGGTGAAAGGTCTACAGCTAGCCATGTTTCTTTTTCTGGGTCAAGCTTGACAGTTTCGTCTTTACATTTTTCAAATTCTGACGGAAGCACTACAGGATTTATCATGTCAACAAATTGACACAAAACTTCCGTCCTAAATATATCTTCTCTATCTGACAGAGCTTCCCGGATATTTTCTATGTTTACTGTATAACCTAAAGACGGATTACTCTGTCTCCAGCCTTCAATATCATTTATAGCTAGTCCTTGTTCAGCTGACCACTCAAACCAGCCGATATTATCCTCAGCTCCAGAAGCGGCAGCTATTCCGCGCTCTCGCATTTTGATTAGAAGCTCTGACTGTGCGTGACCAGCATTTGAATAGAGCCAAGCTTGCGGATTCGGGGAGCTCATTTGGGTATATCTCATAGAAGCCCAAAGCTCTTGCCCGGATTCACCGTCAAACTCTCGCGCCTCGTCAATATGAATTGTAGAAGGCGCTGCAATACCGCGACTTGCACTATTACCAGCTCTGATTAAGTATCTAGCTCCGTTGAGCCTAATTTCTTGTGAACCTTTGCTTTCAAATTTTTTTTCAAATAGGGCTGTTAGCTTTGGGTTATCTTCAATAATCTGTAAAACCTTATAGAAGATTTCAGAAGATGTAGTCAGCTTGTGAGCTGTAGCTAGTTGAAGCTTCTCATCCCAGAGCATCATCCCTGTCAAAATCCTGAGAGCCATGAAGGTACTTTTACCTTGTTGCCGGGCAATCATCAGACCCACAATTGGGTGAGCCCAGCGTCCTGTGTCTGGATGGTAGCGGTGGGCTTGAATAGCTAGCCATTGCTGCCAAGGTAAGAGCTCAAAACCGATTTCTTTACAGAAGTCAATCATCTCTTGACCCTTTGAAGGTAAATCTAGGACCGGAGAGTGAATACGGGGCTCTGTGTAACCCTTAATAGCCTCTGTGAGCCGATTAGAGCCACTTTGAGCGGTGATTGGTCCAGTCATGACCTAAACGTCCTTGTTGTGAATTTGTGAGACCGTTTCAGGGGTAAAAGAACCAAGGGGGGCATTGGTGTTCTTAGGCTTCTCAAAAAAGCCACCCCCTTTAGATAAGTTACACATTTTGCAAAGACTTTGAAGGTTATCAGGATGGTCTGCCGCTTGACCCTGCATCAACCTTCTAGGGATTATGTGGTCAACGTGTGTCGCATGAGCTCCACACAGCTGACACATTTCCATATCTCGCTTAAGTATTGCAGCTCTTATCTTACGCCACTTAGTTGTAGAACCTGTGTTCTTTAAGCTACTCAATGCCAGCCTTTACGCTTGAAGTGAGACCATGCTGCACACGCATCTGGTTCACCATTAGCTAATACTCCATAACGTCTAGATAGATACTTCAATCCATAGTCTACCTGAGATAGTGGACTCTTATCCTTAATAATGTCGTTCTTTATCTGTGGTATTCCATAAGCTCTTTGTTTACCATCTAAGTTACCTACAGCGTCATGTCTCCAAGCGCTCTCTTTACCATAGAGCTTACTTAAGCATTTGTAATTATGAGTTGATAATAAGGTTCTTGCATAGTCTTTTGGTGTTAAATCATGTGCATAAGGCGCGTATGCTGGAGCTGCCAAGGCTATAGCTATCCCAATCAGCCCTGCTACCCAGCGAGCTAACCGCAGCGCGGCTCGCTGTGAACGCCTGATGCGTTCTAGCTTTAAGCTGTAGCCTAGCATGACACTCCTAACATTTGATTAAAACCGCAGGTCAGAAGGCGTGTCTTAGCCCCCTGTTTTATAGAAGCCTTTACCTTTGAATACGATACCCGGAGCTGAATAGATACGATTAGCTAGCGCATTACAGTCATTACAGCGCACTAAATCATGGTCCATTGAGAGCTCTAATTCCATCTGGTTGTTACATATCGGGCAACGGTATTCATACATTGGCACAGGTTTTACACTCCATCTTTTCAATTATCCATCCACCACATTGGTTACAACGGATTGGGTTTAGCTCTAAAGGTATTTTATCGTAACCAGCTTCTAGCAATAGCTGAACCAAAGTAGAAAATGGCATTAGTGCCGCATACTCAGACACTTTAGTCGCTTGTCCATTACAGCGTAGGACTACTACCCCAAGTTTCCCACTCTTAGTAGTTCTAGCTCTACTTTGGCGCAGCCACGCCAGCGGTGCGAATTTAGCGACACTTTTAACTTCCACGTCAATAGGTAAGTTAACAATATCGCCAGACGGGTCTGCACCTCTACCTACAGTAGCGTAAGGAAACCACTCCCTCAAATAGTTGCTTACTAAACGCTCTGTAGCTAAACCTCTATTGCGTCTGTGGTTTGCCATTGACCGTCATACATTTCATGCAGCGGACGTAAACTTCATCCTCAGCTGTTGGTGTAATAGCTAAAGGTTCATTACACAAATCACAATAAATTGTAATTGGTTCTGGAGCTTCAACAGGTCTGTTAGCTGGCAATATCTCAGCTGTGCCATCTGGATGGAAGAAAACTAAATTACCCATCACTTACCTTTCGGCTTTTGTGGTCTCCAGCTCCCATTAGGAGCTAGTTCATACCATATAGTGTCGCATAATCCAGCCCCATTTGGTTGGATGTTAGCTGTGCATTTATAGCCTTTATATGGCTTGCCAGTCTTGGTAGACGTTCCTTCTAGAAGCTTCATTTTGCCATGTCTACACTCAGGCTCAGCTTCTACCTTCTCAGCACCTAGCTGAGAGTTTAGCAAGTCAAGAGCTGCATCCATAGCTTGAGAAGCTGGTTCAACAGCCTTAATAGTCCAAGGGTCAGATGGGTTTTCTACTTGGATTTTGGCTTCTTTCTTTGTGACTCTTTGAACCTTCTCCATTTCTTCCCGGCTTGGAGCGTTTTTATCTGTACCAATATCAGCATTTTTACAGGCAATTCCAATTGCGGACGTCTCTCCATTTTCCAAAGCAAAGTCCCTATTTACGCCACGTTCAGAAACGTCTTCTTTAGCGTGACCAGTAGCAAAAGGCTTTTCATCAGTCCAAAGACGATAGAGAGAAGCTTTAACAATGAAACGTGTATTGCTCCACTCTAAGATTTCTGTCTGAATAGAACCATCTGGGTACTTCTCCCAAAATAGCTTTATGCGTTCTTTAACGGTTGTGTAATCCTCTAGATTAAACATTTGGCAACATTTCCTTTCCATAGACGTACTTCTCAAAGTCTTGAGCCTGTTCAGCGATTGTCCAGACTTCCCCATCTGTCCACTCAGAAACCTCAGCTGCACAGTTGCGGCAATAGTTTCTGTTAATACCTTTAGACTTAGGGTTTTGGCTAATTACCGTATAAGACGCATCTCTTGGTACTGTGCCAATTTTGTCAATGTGTCTACGTTCAGTTCCCCAGCGTAGCTTGCAATAATCACACCACACGCCATTCGCAGCTTTAGTAACTGTCAAGGTCTGTCCAATCAGTTGTAGCAATCTGTCCAGCGATTGCAACGTAGCTTGCGCAGTCAAGGTAACTGTCCTCATGCTGGTATGACTCTTGTATACGTGAGATTTTGACAAGAGCCATACAGATTGCGACTTCATGGGGTTCAATACTGCGTTCAAGGTAGGCGCTCCATAACTTACTGATGCGAAGGTGATTGACAGCTGGTGTGCCGTACTTGAGCCCACGTTCCCTAATTGTTTCAGCGGCTTCTTTAAGTAGCTCATCAGCTTTCACTTCCCCACCTGCTCGTAAAACTTTCTAACAGCTTTGCGTCCTTCTATCTTTCCGTCCTGATGTCCTAGCTGATAGCCCCAATTAAAGCTAGCTATCAAAGCTGCGCATACTGCAACTATTTGTAATATGTCATAGCTATTCATTTTGTAATCATCTCCCTTAGTTCTTTGTTGAGTGGCTTTGGTTCAATGTTATGGATTACTTCATATTTGTTTCCGTTACTGTGCATAGATGGCGCTGCGACTACAAAGCCTTTGTGCTTTATGTCCACGCCATCACCTAACTTGCCCCTGTATGAAGCTCCCGGTTCTGCCCGATAGTACAGATGTAGACCGTCACCTGTAGCTACTGTGAACGTGTCTAACATAAAATTCTCAAATTTCCCACCGTTGCGGTAGTCAATATCTAAGACAACTAGACCAGACTGTTGACAGTTAATTCCTATGTTCATTTCAGGGTCTTTAGTGAACCAATAGTCAAGTGTTGTAGTGTCATTTGTAGCGTCTAAATGACCACGCTTGATTAAATCGAAATGTGGTTCTTTGTCATTTGGCATAACTGGCATGACCCACCAGCCTTTTAAGATATAGCTGTGAGCTACAGCTTGTCTTTCTGACTTGATTAAAGTAAGCATTTTCAGAGCTCCCGTTCTGATTGGTTAGGCTAAGTGAACCAGACCCAGAAGCTATGTCAAGTCAATTTTGGTAACGTTTTGATAACGTTTAAGACCCGTATCTTTTGCCGTAGATAGTAAAAGACCCGTCCTTATTGACCGGCACAGGGATAGCTGTGACGTTCTTTTCATTGACTTCTATGATGCCAAAGCCCATTTGCCAATTAGCCGCTCCAGCCTTCAAATAAGACGCTTTGCGCTTGTCCATCAGATTACCCACTTCAAAGCCCCATATGGTCCTGTAATCGCCTCGTATGCCTTCTGAGTACGCTTGTAGCCCCAGCCTGTGCGTATGCCCACACAAAACGGATTTGCCAAATTTCTTAGCTAAACCAATTGCCGTACCGCCGGGGTTCTGATTAAGACTGCCCTCATCTCCATGAACCAAAACCCAATCCTTCAAGAACTCAAAAGGCTTTTTGTGGAAGCGTATGCCCATAGTGTCAAACTCCATAAACTTGGCATAGTCAAGCTCTGGTAGTCCAATCAAGCTAGGCGCTCCTCTGAGCAAAGTATGGTAAAGCCTATCCGTATGATTACTACGCGTAATATCCATAGGAATACCCCACGCACCGCCAAGCTCCCAAAGGATGTTCTGGCAGGTCTTACGGTCTGCATCTAGTTGACCTTCATACTCAAGGTGTGTCCCTTTGGCGTACTTAGACTGTGCCTGAAAATCTAGCTCATCACCAACCACCAACACGCGGTCAAATTTTTCTCGCTTCACCAAAGCCATCAAAGACTTTACAGCTGCCTCTGAGTGATATGGAACTTGCAGGTCACTTACGCAAAGAAAACGCTGTTTCATTTGTACCCCTTTTGGCTTGCTAAATAGATTGAGCCGCCACTAGCTGTATCACAGCTCATAGCAATTTGGATTGCTTTTTCAATAGATTGTCTAGCTAGCCACTCAGAGCTGATGTCCGGGTCTAAAGCTTTAAGAGCTCCTAGAGCAAAGCCACCGCCTGAGCCTGAAACGTAGTAAGGCTCTGTTGAACGCTCCCAGCTGTAATCCTCAAAAATCGGATAGATAACGCCATGAACAATTACTAGAAACTCTGAGTCATGGAGAGCTTCTGAGCTGTCTTGCTTCATGTCATAACCAGCTTCTAAAAAAGCTTTGCGCATAGCTGGTATAAAAGTCTTGGTCATAAATTTATCTAAGTCACCGCGCGGCTTTGGTGGCGTCCAGCCATATTGCAAAATGTTACAACCACGCACAGAACCAGCCCCGGCAATTAGGTAAGAGCCGTTTTGTACAATTTTTGGTGTAGCCATTTGGATAGGTCTGCCGCTGTCATCTGTTGACAAGCTGTCAGAACCTATAACAGCCCAGCCATTACCTTGGATTGCTGCAAGCGTAGTCATGCACTCTCCCTTTTGTTAAGACTATTGTTTCTCCAAAAGTCTAAGAATTGTGTTCACCACGCCGCGTAGCTCGTTGATTTCGTCCCTCATTGAGCTCCCGGAATTCGGCTTGAGCTCGTATAGGAAATGCTTTACTAACCAGCGAACCGAGCCAATAAATGAACCAATAACGGTCAACGCAACAGCTACAACAGCCATCCAATCCTGTGGGCTCATTTGCTTCCGCGCCCATATTCGCCTTCGTTCTTGTCTGCCCACTTAGCTAGTGGAGCAGCTAAAGCGCCAATAAGAACTGCATACTCAGGCTTCATGTCTGTGAGCAAAGCAATACCCATTGTGATACCTGATGCAAGTAAAGCTCTTAAATAAGATTTGATTGCAGCAATGTCTTTAGGTGATAACTTAAATGGGTTAGTCATTATTCGCTCCTAGCATAGGGATTATGTGAAAAGACCGCGTATCCATGTCTGCACTCTTTTTAAAAGAAAAATGTGCGTGGTGGTTATGCGGTGAAGCTCCCTTATAATTTCTCCATTTCCAATTAAGAATGGGAGAACAGATTTTGCCTTGGTAAATTATGTAAGCCAATCGTCCGTCTCGCTTTGCCACTTGACGTAGCTGATTAACCAAGTCGGACATGGTTTCTGGGTTGTCGTCAAGTCGAGCTGTACAGTCAAAGGCACGTACCCAGCCTTGAGCATCTGGATTGTGGTCAGACTTAGAACCGCGCTTCTGGTGCTTAGAGTCACCGAGCGTCCCATCTGAAACTCTAGAACGATTAGGGAAGCTATCGTCAATGGCTTCTCTTAACGCTATTAGTGACTTTGAAAGTTTCGGCTTCATTATCCGAGAATAGTTTTTAGTTCATCTTCGGTTAAACCGAGTCGAGCCAATAGAGCAGCCTTCTTTGCTTCTTGCTCTGCTCTTGCTTCGGCAAAAGCCTTAGAAGCCTTTTCTGCATCTAAACGCGCTTTTGTTTCTTCTTTTGTTTCATCGCGTTCAATGTCTATAATTTCGCCTGTTTCAACATTATGTGTGCGTTCAATAATTTTCATTTGTTTTTCTCCTTATGCGCTTGCGAATACATAGATAGTTCCAGCATCAAAATTGCCTGTGCTGGATTTGATACTAATGCTGCTTATTGCTGAAGTTCCAGAATACCAACCTTGATTAACAAAAATTCTGCCAGTAATACCACCTACTGCTGAAAGTCCATTTGTAGAACTTAAAATTTTTACACCTGAAGCATTTGCTCCACTAATTCTTAAACCGCCATGAATTAAACTTCCTGCATTATTAGTCATTCTTCCAAAAGGATATGCAGTTGTGCCAATACTATTTTCCCCATTACTAAAATCATAATTTGCAGAAGTTGAGTTGTTTGTGCCATAGGTTCCAGCGTAATTGTAATTTGCTCCTGTATCAGAGTTAAATTGAAAATCAAAAAATGCTGAAACATTTGCAGATGATGCTCCAGCAACAATTACTAAAATGTCATCTTTTGCTGAAATTCCTGAAACTGTGATAGTAGTAGCGCCTGTAAGAGCAGTACCGCCAGAATTTACGGCTGTGTAATTCTTACCTGCGGCAGTTGGTGTTATCCAAGCAAGACCAGTTGAAGCACTAGAGTCTGCACTTAATAATTGTCCATTTGTTCCAACCGCCACGCGCGCGACTGTATCGGCTGCGGTTGCAGCGATTAAATCGCCTTTTGCATCTACGATTGTTTTAGGGATTGCCGCATCTGCGTTGGTCTTCATCTGAGTGTCTACAGCTTGACCAAAGACCTCAAAGTCCGCAGGTAAATCTTTTACAAGGTCACTATTCGTAGGCATAGCAAAAGAATAGTTAGTAGTTGGGTTAGCCATTTGTGCTCCTTATCAAGAAACTAGTATAGCGTTTAACCAGTCCAAAGTAGGACTAATTGTCTGCCATTGTTCGGTAATTGGTACGTCCATCCACTTGAAAGCTTGTAGGCTATAAGCTGTAGGTGAAAGGTTAAGAGTAAGGCTTAAAGCACCTTTAGAAGCTGAAAACGTCCAACCTTCTACAAAGCCTTGGAAACCAGCCGGAAGCATATTTGAAGGTAGGTTTTCAATGTCTAAAGGTAATCCCATAAATACATTAAGTAAGGCGTCTCTGTCATTATCGTCAATCTCGCTAGAAGCTAGCGGAAACGTAATAGACCTAAACATAAATTCAGGATAAGCGCGTAGAGCTAAATAAAAGGCAGCTTGAGTATTTGCATCAGTTACGGTTTCTAGGCTGGTGCTTATGTTTTGCCCTAGCTCACCGTAAATAGCTATAGAAGCTGGGTCTGTAGCTGAGACGGTCTGATTGTTTTTATAGGTAATCTTGATTGAGTTGCGCACGTCTCCAGAGCGCTTAGCTATCTTGAGCCCTGAGCCAATAGCGTGATTACCGTCTAGCTCAACATAGCCATTAGCTGCTAGGTATTGACTTCTATGGGTTGAGTCTGCATAGCAGATTTGACCAGAAGCGTTTTCATAAATGTAGCCAAGTCCAGACCTAGCCAAGTCTGCTACAAGGTCATAAACGGTAGTAGGCTCAGCTGTGCGAGCTGTAAGCTCATAGTCTCCCGGCTGGTCAATCTCACCAATACCTGAGTTACCAGCATTAGCCCAAGTAGTTGTAGCTGAATAGCTAGACCAAGTAAGAGCAGCTGGTACTTCGCTCCATGTATCAAAAAGCAAAGGCGCAAGAATTGAGTAAATTTGGTCTCCGTCAAAATCCTTTGAAAGCACGCCATCTGTAAGAACTTTGGTTAGCTTGGCTAGAGCTCCCAGAGCTTTAAGGTTAATAACCTCTACAATGCCGTTTGCGCCGGCTTTATCCACGCTTATGTCTAAATCTGTGATAGTGCCGCCAAATAGGTTTACAAAGCTTCCAGAGCTGTCTTTGACCTGAATAAGCACGTCATCATTTATGTCTAGCGGTATTGAGCTGCCGTCTGTGTTAATTATTGTTACTGAGCAGTAACCAGCATAAGGCTGTGAATAAATGTCAGTTCTACCTGATGTGATGGTCAGGTTGGTTAAAGTTAAACTTGTGTAGTCAATACCACCGTTTAGGGTTATCTTCCACTCAGGCGTCCACGCTGACACTATCTATCCTTACTAAAATTAAAGATAGTCCCAGCTCCACCGCGAGCGGCTGAGTCTGTTGCTGCATCCGCAAGGCTGCGTACTACTGACTCACCATCTCCTACAATTCCATTAAAGTTAACAGTAAGAGTTGCAGCTTCGCCTCTACGGAAAGAACCAACATTAAATGAGCTAGTAGACTCAATAGCTCCTACTGACTGAGCTTGACGTTCTAAGACAGCTATTTGAGCTTGGTATTCAGCTAGCTTAGCTGCTCCGGCTTTCTTGCTTATGCCGCCGGTTTCAACCTGAAAGACCGTCTCTCCAATACTCTCATTAAGGTTTGTAAGCTTATCTACTAAGTCTTTTAAGCTTGTTGCAGCTTGTGGCGTAAATAGTGAACCGCCACCGCCGCCACCGCCGCCACCGCCGCTTGGTGTTAGACCACCACCAGCTGTAAAGCTTCCGCCGGTCTTACCACCGCTAAGATAAGTACCAGATTGAATTGGACTTAAGCTACCTGTAGTACCGTCTCCAAAGTCAATGTTTGAAGTAGAGCTATTAGCTAAAGCGTTACCTGCCGCCAATACACCAGCTGCGAGAGCCGCTGCACCAACACCTAACAAAGGATTAAGAGCAAAAGCTGTAGCAATACCAGTAACAATAGCTGACGCCTTCAAAGCGTTGTAAGCCATGATAAGACTTTTAATTAAAGCAATAGTAGCTGTAACCGCAGCTGAGATTTTGCTAACCACAAAAACAGTAGCTACTACGCCAGCTGTAATTATTAAAAGCTCTTTAAAGTCATAGACCGTCTTGGCTACCTTCTTAACCATCTCACCAAATTGGTAAGCTCCTTCTGTAGCTTTTCCGGTTTCATTTTTAGTACCAGTTAAACCAGCTATAAAAGCGTTCATGTTAGGTACTAAGGTAGTTAAAATAAAAGTAGCTAGTCTTTCAACAATAGGTAACAGCGCAGCGCCAATAGCTTCTTTAGCTTCATCTGTTGCAATTTGGATACGTTCAAATTTCTTAGCTGTAGTCTCAGCTTCATTTTCTGCAAAAGTCCCAAAGGTTCTTTTGAGAGTGTTCATAATCGCATCTGTGTCTTTTGACTTTAAGATATTTGCATCAAGTCCAAGACCCAAGCGTCCAAGAGAAGCGGCGTTGCCGTCATAAGCTTTACCTAAAGCATTTGAAACAGTTTCAAGCGGTTTACCAGTAGCAGCTGAAATATCAAGAGCTAGGTTGAGAAGGTCTTGAGCTTCTGTAACTGAGTTTGTACTTCTGGCTAGTCTTGCCAAGCTTGGACGTAGCTCATCATCAGTAACGCCAATAGCTACAGAAGTTTTAGAAATCCAGCCTTCTACAGCTCTGGTCTGCTCAAGGGTTGCCCCTGTTGAGACTCTAAGAGTTTCTGCAAGCTTGCGTTGAGCAGCTTCATCAGCTAGCGCGTTTTTAATTGCAGCTGTAGCAAATACGCCAATAGCTGCCGCAGCTGCGCCAAAAGCAATAGTAGCCTTTTTAGCTATGTTAGTTATATTGCCTGAAAAAGTCTGTGTGTCTTTACTAGCTTTGGAAAGACCCTTGGTTAGGTTATCTACGTCTCCAAGTATGGAGAGCTTAAGCGTTCTGGATTTCTCAGCCATTACCAAGGACTCACAATTCTCTTAAAGGCGGTTTCCCAGCGCGCAATAATTTCAGGTTGAATAGCGCGCATGGTAGGAAAGATGAAGTAGCCTGTGTTACCGCGTTGACCGTAGCGTGGTGTGCGTGGCGCAAATTGAGACCAATTCTTAGAACCAAATTCAAGACCAGCTAAAAGACCGTTACCGCCTTCTCTGGCATAGTTAAATTGTGTTGTAGCTCCACCGCTAAACTTCTGAGAAGCAAAGCCAAAAGCCAGTTCACCAATCTTAGAAGTCTTAGAAACCTTGACGCCTTGAGCTACGCGTACAGCGGCTTTTGAATTTGGTGCAGTCTGAGCTGCGGTTTTAATTCTGCCAGCTGCATACTCAGCTAGAGCGTTTGACTCTTGTTTAGCTTCTTCAACAGCATAGTCAGCCATCTTTCCAAATGACCGGATAATTGCTTTAATTTCATCTGGGTCATAGCTTACGGAGCGTACAGGTTCAATGACTTCTGCCATGTTCTGTACGCTCCTTCACTATCTCAAATGCTGTTAATACGTCCTCAGCGGTTTCAAATTCGCTTGGACTTATTTTGTACTCATAAGCCAAAAGCCAGAGTATTCTGTTTATGCTTCCGGCTGGGTAGCTTTTGGGTCTGCATCTATGACCGTAACTTCCGCTACTGTCTCCATCCAGACTTCAAAAGGTTTTACAGGCTTTCCAGCGGCTTCACGCTTGTGAGCGTTATACGCTAGAAACATTAAGTCCCAAATGCCAATTGACTCTTGAGCCTTACTGATTGTGTTGCCTGTTGCCTTTTCCCATTTAGCCCACTCAGGTGGTTGAGCTGTGTAAACAGCTTGTTGACCGTCTGTGTATTCAATACTGATTGGCAGTTTCATTGTGTGCTCCCGTTTCTCTTATTAGCTAAATGTACCTGTTGGTACAGCTGCAACTTCAAGGGAAAGGCTAACAGTCTGAGCATCTGGAGCTGTACCAGACACGACAGGGAAAGCTGGGAAAGCTGTACCTGTAAATACTGCACCTGTAACAGCTGTCAAGCTAAAAGCAAGAGCTGTGTCTGGTGAAGTGTTAGCAGCTGTCCACATAGCCTCACATAAAGAGCTTGCAGCTCCCCAGTCAGCTAGAAGTTCAACAGCTAGTGTGCCGCTTGAGTCAATCGTCTTTCTGACTTTGCCGTCAAGTGTCTGATAAGTTTCGCGTTGTACGTCTGTTGTAAGTGTAACGCTAGTGGCTTGAGCATCATACGCTTTTGAGTCAATGGTCAAAGCCAAATCGCGTCCAGTAATTACTGTAGGCATTTGTTCTCCTTAGTTAGTTTGTTCATAGTAGGTGCTGACGTTTATATCTGCCACTAGCAAATTGCTTACGCCAACTTGAGTTACAGTAGGTCTTTCAACCGTCCCAATAACCCATCCAGCTGGAATAACAGCCAGAATTTGAAGTATTAGCTTCTCTATATTATCAAGAGAGCCTGTGTTGTTGTTATAGGCAACCCCAACTGTTATTGTGTAATTTAATTGAGCTTTAATTGCCGCCTTGTTAATCAAAGTCAATTCCATGTAAGGGGATGAAGGTACAAAGGTAGCAAAAGGCACTACAGGATTTTCAGGCACATTAGCGTAAACATTAGCTGTGACAGAAGCCAAAGCTGTAGCTAAAGCTTGACGGACGTTTACTTCAATGGAAGAAGGCATTATCCAATCATGCTTTCTACGTCAATAAAGGGTCCTAATAAACCTGAGACGCGATTGAAAAGTGAGCGACCTAAACGGAAAGGAGCAGGACTAAAATCAACGCCTTCTGTCTGTCCACCCGGAGCGTTGCGAGAAGCAAAGATTTCTACAGATACAGCTAGGACCGCAGCTTCTACGTTTGAGTTTCCAACATAAGTTGAAGCTCCTGAAAGCGTAGCCAAGCCGGAAGGAATTACGTTCTTCTCTAAAATATCTGCGTTTGTAAGAGCCGCAGTAAAAGTATAATCAGAAAGCTCATCTGCTAAGACTGTATGTGTTGCATTAAAAGGTGAGCCACAGCCTGTAACAACTACGCTCTGACCTTCTGTAAATTCATGAATACCAACTGTGTGAAAGGTTGCGACATTATCAGTCAGCGAAACCTTGTCAATAGGTGTTGAGTATTTAACAAGCATAGGAAGGATTAAACCTTCTGCCGCGTCAATCTGGTCTGTCAAAATTGCATCAGAATAGAGCGAACTAGAAACGCCAAGAACAGCGCGCAGCTCGGAAGCTGTGATAATTGTTGCCATTTCTAGTTCCTCTCTAAACTGCTGGGGGAGTGACCGGGAGCAGCCACCCCCCCATGATTAGTTTGCGCTATTAGGAAGCGTTATTGAAGCCGAAGCTTCCGCCAGATGAAAGTGTTACCGCTGAGCCGTAGCCGTAGTAACCAACTTCAACCTGACCTGTACCAACAATGTTAGTACGTAGTTGTAGTGGAGCAGCTGACTCGTACCATACAAATGAGTCAGAGTTAACCATGACGATTGTGTCGTCTCCTGTTGTTCCTTGGTAAGGGTCAACATAAACTGGCAGACCCATTACTGAACCAACTGGTGAGCCCGGTTCAACTGCACCAAAGCCGTTTTGTGCGTTACCTGCAACGTTGAACAAAGGACGCTTGTTAGCATCTGTTAGAGCGATTAAATTCGCCCATTGTGATGGTGAGACCAAGATACCTGTTGGGAAACGCTTTGTTGCATTGTAGATGGATGCAGCGCCGCGTGAAATAAATCCTGCAAATTCATCTCCGTCAAATGGAAGTGTGATTTGTGTTCCGTCAAGTGTTCCAGCTTGAATTGCAGTTAGCATTGCTTCGTCTGTTGCTTTTGCATAGGCTGAGCCCATGAGACGTACAAGCTCGTCAAAGAACGCAGGACTTGTGCGGTCAAGGACCTGAATATCGAATTTTTGCATACCGGCGAAGGTAGACACGCTGCAATTTACATATTCAATTTCAAGCTGTGTATCTGAGAACGCACCCTTTTCAGCTTGTGAAGCTACAGTAGGAGCGGTTTTTACGCGTGGAATTTCAAAAGTCATGCCGGCTTGTGGAAGCGCAGCATTTCGTACCGCTGAAATTGCAGGACGTACATTTGTTGTCTTTGGGTCCCAAATTGTTGTTAACTGTGGAGTTGGTACAAGACCAGCTACCTCAGTTGTTGTTGTATCGGATGCAGCTGCAACCCATAGCTTTGAAGTTTCATCTCCAAGAGCAGCGCGTACATTGTGCTCTAAGAATGAAGCTGGACCTGTAATACCATGACGTACTTTTGTAGTCATGACTGGAGTTGTTGAAGCTTTAACTTCAACGTGAGCAGCTTCTACCGTTTCAGCGGCAGGAGCGTTAGGAACGGTAGTGTCTGACACTTGTTCTCCTTCTGGTTGGTTTTCTGTTGTTTCCTGAGTCTCCTCAGAAATTTCTGGTGTATCGGTAGCTGCTACTTTTTCAACAACTGAACCGGGGATGGCGCCTGATGTGACAAGGCTGACCTCAATAAGCTGTGATGCTGAAATAAGCATTGTGCCTTCTTTGTTTTCCCATGAGTCAACTGTTACACCCACGCTGAAATCAGAACGGAGTCCAGTAGCAGCTTCTTCAAGAGCGTCTGAACCAGCTACAGTTTTTGCAATTTTGAAGCTAGCTGTAATTCCTGTTTCATCTTGAGACCACTCAAGAAGTTTGCCAATAGGCTTTGTTTGGTTATGTTCTAAAACAAGTTTTGTGTCTTTACCAAATGTAATTGAGTTTTCAGCGAACATAGTACGTCCGGCTGATGTGTTGCCTTCCGCGTTCCATTGCACAATACGTCCAGCAATAATGCGTGACTCTGTATCTGCCGCTGTAAGTGTTACTGGAAATGTAACCTTCATTATTTCTCCTTTATCCATTGTCAATTAAATCTTCTTCCTCTTGTATTTGTTCAACAGACATAGCACCAATACGGTTAAGAATTTCATAAACCTGAGCGCGCTCAAGAGAATTACCGCGTAAGAAATCGTCTAAGTCATAGCGCACAGCTTGATTTCCCGGGCAGAAATCCGGCATTGAGAGCCTTTGCTCCACGCTTGTGATGATGCTGCGAAGCGAGAAGTCCAGTAAGCCGCGGCGTTCAGATTGAGTGTTGGAGTAAGTCATGCTGGTTGTTTCAGCTGACACAAAATATGCAGGAATGTTGCAAGCTCTGGCAAGCTCCAAAGCGACATACTGACGCGCCTCATTAAGTTGGAGTTTCGCTGGGTCTATGCCTAGAGCTTGCAATTCTACATCTGCATTGAGAAATGCTGTTGAACGTGTAAGACGAGCTGAGCGCCAAGCATCAAGTAGTTTTGTAATTCTTTCAGCTGGAAGATTTGTGCCATTTGATTTTAGAACTTGCATAGGCACAGGCTCTTTAGCAAAGCTTTCAGCTGCGGCTTCTAGTGCGTGAGCTGCGCGAATAGTACGTCCAGCTCTATTTAGAATTCCAGCTGAGTCAAGACCATAAAATACAACTACAGAACCTACGCCTTGTTGCGGTGCAAATGTTCCGTCAATTTGATAACCAATAATTTCTGTGCCAAGTGCGTTAAGCTGCATTGTTACGCGCTTTGGGTCTATACGTGTCCAAGCTGCAATTCTTCCGTCCTCAGCATAAACTTCAAGGACCTGACCATAAGCGATATTGTCAAACCACAAGTCACCGTAAATAGCAGACCAAATTGCAGCGCCGGGAACGCGTGGGTCTGGTTGGTTGATAACACGCTTTGGTTC